AGTTGCACAACGTCAGAGGTCTGGCCGGGGGCCGGGTTGTACTTGCAGTCATGCCACGCCTGGCGCGCTGAGTTGATCTTCATGCTGCCTGCCCCTTTTTCAGTTCTTTGGTCTTTGCCCGGTATTTGGCCTTGATGGCCTTGATCTCTTCCACGGTGTACTTGCACGGCGCGTGCAGGCCCTCCAGCCAGGCCACCTTCTCGGCGCCGATGCGCTGAACCAGGCGAATGCGGTACTCCACGGCGTTGCCGGAGAGGTTGCGATTGCACTTCACGCACTGGCGATGGATGTTCAGCGGCTCGAAGCGCAGTTCCGGGCAGGCACCAACGGAGCGGTAATGCCCAGCGTCCCACCGACTGCCGGTCATGAGGTCGTTGTCGTTCGGCGTGGAGTCGCAGCTAATGCAGGGCAGGTGCGCGTCACGCAGGCGCACGTACTCGTTAACCGCGGCCTGAGCTTCGCGCAGGTGATCCGCCCGGGTCTTCAACTTCTCCTTGCGGACCTTGATCTCGCGGCGGCCAGCCAGTGCCAGGGACTTCTTCTCCTTGGCCTTCTTCACCTCGACCACGGCCAGCGCACACTTAGGGCTGCACACCGCCTGACCGAGGCGCTGAGGCGCGAATGAGGCCCTGCATGCTGGGTTCTTGCAGATCTTGGGCTTGGGCTGCTTGCGCTCAATGGTCATTGGTACACGCTCCCAGGCTGGCCACGCTCATTGCTGTCCGTACACGCAAGATCATGGTCGCTTGCCTTGGGGCACCGCTTACAGCCACACGCTGGGCACAGAATCATCCTGGTGGACGAGAGCGGCAGCCACATGGAGCCGACCTGCTGGCCCAGCTTGTGCTCAGCGATACAGCGGTGGCATTCGCAGTTGAGTGGAGTGGTCAAAGGCATGGCTCGGCCTCCTTGGCTTTCTGATGCTCGGGAGCCAAGTCGCCGCGCAGAGGCATGAGGCGGAACTCGCCACAGAACCCATCGCTAACGGGGCCGCGCGCGATGGAGTCGAACATTTGTCCAGACGGCAGCTTCACCCACCAAATTCGGTGCTGTTCTGGGTTGAATAGCTCTCCCCCGGCATACTCCATATGAATTTCACTGCCTACGTAGGAGACCAGCTCGACCACGCTACCAATCAGGTGTTCTGCTACAGAACTCTTGAGGATCGCCAGGTCGCCCGGCTTGAAGTTATGGCTCATGCGGCCTCCTGGCTAAGCAGGTCAGAGAAGTACACGCCCTGCGGTGCAAAGCGCGCGACGATGCGGTCGGTGTAGGCGATGCCCTGGGCCCGATTGAACAGGCTGGTCACCGGAAAGCCGTCAGGCCCGAACAGGTGGCACTCGCCCATCATGTCCAGCTTGGTTTCGTACGGCAGGTGACGCATAACTCGGTACCACTCGGCCTGGAACCCGGCGTCCTCGTTCAGCAATATCTGCACGCCGATGTGCAGCTTGCAGTACTTGCGCGCCTCGGCTGGATCGCCCAACTGGGTCATCTCGGCGATTCGCTTGTACATGGCGAACCACAGGCGGTTCTGGTCCAGTGTGCGGTCCTTGCCAGGGCGCAGGCTCACCACCACGAAGTGCTTGTCCTCGAACATCTTGGACATGCGCGTGATGGCCTCAGTGAGCATGGAGCGGCAGTTGACGCTGATCTTGTCAGTCATGACTGCCCCCCCCCTGGAACATCAGCAATAGGCACAAAACGATAAAGGCGATCCCTATCACATCGCTCATGACTGCTCTCCCTTGCCCATGGCGGCGCTGGCCGTGATGCGCATGTTCGGGCAAGGCAATCCCTGCAGGCCGTAGTGATACCCGCCGCATGCCAGGCACTTGAGGTCAGGCCCAATCAGTGGCGCACCCTTGAACGGTGACAAGTCATCAACTCGCTTGCGCAGCGCCTCGTTCTCGGCCTTGAGCTGGTCGCGCTCGGCCAGCAGGTTTACCGCTGCCTGGGCGTTGCCTCCGTGGCACTCCAGCAGGATCAGCTGCTTGCATTCCGTGTTCAGGCGCTCGTTCTCGGCGATCAGGGCCAAGACAGTCGCAGGATTGGCGGCGAGCACCAGATCCGCGTAGTCCTTGTTCTGTGCCATGAACTCGGGGAATGACCGGTTTTGATGCACATCAAAGACGATGCCGTTGTCGTTGCGGATGTACAGCACGCCGTGACTGCGCATGAAGCGCAGCGGCTGATGCTGCTGGCACGCCTCGGCAATCGCTTTTAAATTGCGGAGGCCATTCATTCGGCGAACTCCTTGAGCAGTTGACGCGCGCCCATGACGGCGCCCTTGTCGCCGGATGTGCGGCTAATATCCTTGAGCCATTCCAGCATTCGGGTGTTCTGGGCTTTCAGGTCGATTACCATTCCAAGTAACTCGTCCCCGTCGGCGTCCATGTCGGACTTGAGCGCTTCGCCAATCGCGCCAAGGTCGCAAGCTGCCGCCAGGAGCATGCGTTTGTGACTCTCAAGATCCTTGATCAGGGTCAGGACCGTTTCCGGGTTCACCTCTTCATGGAATTGCTGGAGGGCACGCATCTCCTCGTCTTCGTCGGCAAACTTAATGGTGTCCTGGGCAGCGTATGCAGCTGCTTTCTGGAGTTCGGTGTAGTCGGTCATGGCCGTTGCTCCGCTGCTTCCGCGATCAATGCCAGGCGTTCAATGCGCTCAGCGGCTTGGCTGGCGAGATTGGCCAAGTCGGCCTCATCCACCACCGGCATGCACACGAAACGAATGCCGTGCTTGACCAGGGTGTTCGCCATCTCAAGGGATTGGCGTAGCTGTGCTGGGTTTGCTCGTTTCATCACTTGCGCTCCTGAATCATTCGGTCGACACATGCCACCCAGGCGGATGAGCCGCGCTCATTGGTTTTTGCGCATACTTCAGAGAGGCTCGGAGCTGGTGCTATCAAATACCCGCACAGGACGATCACAGCGAAGAACAAAAGCGCGACAGCGGCGCCTTGCATTGCAAGCCAGATACGATTCATCGCGACGCCCTCTTCGCTTCACGCTCTGATTCGTCTTTTCGAATGGCGCGCATCATCGTGAAAAGGCAGTACCCAAAGGCAATTGCGAAGGGAGAGAAAAGAATCCAGCCGTTCAACACCCACGCCTTTCGCCAGGCCAAAGAACCCAGTGACGTACCTTCGTAAATCCAGGGGCCGACCCAAATCGTATTGATCGGGCCCCAGACGATGGTGAGGAACAGGACAAGCGCAATCATGGTGATGACGCAGCGAATCCCAGCTTTATCGATGTGGTCTTTCATCAGAATTTCTCCACGCTGCGCTGTGCGTCGCGCTTGATGTTCATTTTTGCCAGCAGCAGCTCGCGGGCTGACTTGCCGTCGGCCGGGATGCCTTGCTGGAGGATTCGTGCCTGGGTTTGCTGGTCGGCCAGCTCGTTGGCGAGTTCGAATTCGGTCTTCTGACTGTCGTGGCCGATACCGGTGAGGATCTTCCCGTCCAGCGGCTGGCCTTCCTGGGCGCGGCGTATCACAACTGCGTAGTTGTGATCGAAGCGCTGACGAAGGCCCTTGTCTTCCTGCTTGGCGGCGCGCAGGTCGAAGATTCCGGTCTCGTTGGCCGCGATGCGGACACCTTCGTGGCTGTAGACGCCCATCAATGCCTCCACCCATGCGTCAGCGCTCGCTGGCAAGCCGAACGCATCAGGTCCGGGCGTGCACCAGCCTATGAACTGGCCGACGCTTGGAGCGAACGGTGAGCCGCTTTTCCGGCACTGCTCGATTCCATAGCGGATCTGCTCCAGAGTGCGGATGCCGGCGGCCATAAACCCCATAGTCCAGTTGCGCATCGCGGCGGCCTTGGCCTTATCGTCTGGCCATGCCTGCTTGTGGGCCGGGAAGATGGCTTGCAGCTGGCGGAACAAGCGCTCGACCACTTCACCGGTGGCGTCATCCACAACGCCAAGCTGGCTGCCGACCTGCGCCGGGGCCTGATAAGTGTCGGCGGCTCCCAGTGCGCGAGCAGCGCCGGGGATAATCTGAGTGACGTTCTTCATAGGTCATCACTCGTATCGGTGCGCCACGACTGGTCGTAGAAGTCAGGGCCTTGAGCCTTGGTCGATGCCTTGGCGCCCGGCAGGACTTTCTCAGGGAACAGGCCGGTCCAGCCGTTGCTGATGGACTGGTTGATCACTGCGTCAGCGTCGTGGTGGCCTGCCAGGGTCTTGGATTGCTTGGCGCAGGTGGTGGCGGTCAGAGGCTTCTTGATTTCGCGGCGGTGCTGGCACCAATCGATCCAGGTCTGGGCGCTGACGTTCTCTGGCTTCACGGAAATCGGGTCGAACTTCTCAGCTTTCGAGCGCGAGGGTGCTTTAGCGCCCGAAGACTTTTCAGTCCTTGCTTGCTGTTTCAGTCCTTGCTCACCTTCAATACTTACTAGTGTCGGATTTGCCGTATACGGTTGAGCCGTAAGCGGTGCAGCCGTATACGGTAAAGCCGGAAGCGGTGATTCAGAGACGACATAGTGGGTTTCACCCAGCAAGCCAGAGCCCAATCGATCCTGTCGGCGCTGAACGTAACCGGCGGTGATCAGCTCTTGCAGCAGGCCGTAAACACCGTCACGCCCGGTGGGCTTTGACGACTTCGAGGTTTCGTTGCGAAGGTGGGTGACGGACACAGCCCAGTGATCAGGCTTGCCCAGCAGGAACACCAGCAAGCCCCGGGCAGCCCAGCTCAGGCGCCCGTCCTCGCTGATCGACTTGCTGAGCATGTAGAAATTCGCCTCAGGTCGAGGCGCACGAATGATGCTCACGCTGCACCCCGCATAGCCTTGTCGTGGGTGAACAGGCCGTCCCAGGTCTTCTTCATAGGAAGCTCGCCGGCCAGGTACAGGTCGTACAGGCGTGCGGCGCCCTTCTTCAGCAGAACGGGCGTGTAGGAGATAAAAGGGTCTTTTCCGTGCGGGGTGACTTCGTGCTGGTGCTCGGTCATGTACTTGTCGCGGGCGTACGAGCCCACACGGTGGCGCAGGCCGGACTTGCTCTCGTTGTAGAGCCAGCTACGCGCTTCTAGGTACTTGCCCACCTGCATGACGTTGACCCCATTGAGGCCCTTGCAGAACTGGGTGTGGGTCATGCCTTCCTTGAACAGGTTTTCCAAGGAATGGATCTTGGTGGCCTGCTGCTCGACCTGGGCGGTGAGCATCAAGCGGGCCTTTTCAGACTCCATGGCGATCTGCAGGATTTCGATGGTCGAGAGCTGTTGTGGTTGTACAACCTGCCCTTCCAGCTCCTGCCACCGATCAATAACTCGCGCCCGATGCTCGTCGCTGTAACCGGCCACTACCAAATGTGTATCGCGCTCAGTCAGATCATAAACATCGACTGGACGCCCGCCGGTGGACTCTCTACGGCTTTTACGAGTTGATCGTAAAAGGTTTTTGGCGAACAGCCGCTCGATAGTTGCGATCACGTCGTTGTGTCGCGCCTCAACCAGATCAGCGATTTCCCGCGATGACATTGTCCGCGCCACGTTTTGAGATTGAAGAAAACGTGGCGCGGGATTATTCAGGGCCTGTACATCAATGTGAGAGGTGTGCATAATCGGCTCCAGATTGAAACGATATTTGCAAGCGTTGTGAAAGAGCCGGGATTGCGCCCCGGCTTTTTTGTGCCTGCGATTTGGGTTTATGGTTTGAGGTCTTCATCAGTCCCTCCTTTTTCAGGCCCTAATACGGCCTTCGGCGGGTCACGCCTTGCTGTTGGCAGATGCCGGATCTTCCCGGCGCCCCTTGGCCTGGTTTTCTCGAAAAAACGCTCCGCTCCAAGCTCCGCGGCGTATTCGTCAGGCGTCTTGCCTGCTGCCTTCGCCAGTCGTTCAAGCTTTTCGTAGAGGCGCCCGTCGATCCCGTGGCAGATCGTGGTTTCAGGCACATAGCCTCCTTAAGGGCCTTCAGGCCTGCATGTGTTTACCGGTAGCATTCGGTTCAACGATGCTTTCCAACTTCTCTTCGACGCACATGCGCACGAACACGGCCAGCTGCAGCTTGTGCAGACGGGCCACGGCCTTTAACGCTTCGTAGGTTTCATCGTCATAACGGGACTTGATCTCCCGGTCTTTCAGGTGGCGTGTGTCGTCGTATGCCATTGGTGAGGCTCCTTGGTTGTTCGAAAGGGTTATGCAGCCGATTTCTTAGCGATCGACTGGCTTGGGAATGGGCGCACTTCTTCGGCGGTGTAGGTGCCGTCGTCCTGCTTGGTGACATAAACGTCACGGCCAACGCGGATAGCCTTACTGAGGCCGCCCTGGGTCATGCCGAGCAGGATCGCCGCCTCGGTCTGACCGAGCTGATTTGCGAAATCCTTGATGTGAACGCGGTTCATGGTCTTCTCCCATGGGTTACTCATGGCGAGATATTACCTATGGCATTTAAAAAAGTAAATGCCAATGGCATTTGGATAGTATTACCGGCAGGAATAAGATTCGCGGATGACCAAGAAAGCCCTAGACCCAGAAAGAAAAGCCGAGTCGGATAAGCTGAAGGCGATATTCAATTCGAAGAAGCGCGAGCTGGGTCTCACCCAGGAAAAGCTCGCGCACGCTCTCGACATGAATCAAAGCTCAGTGAGCCACTACCTGAACGGCGTCAATCCACTCAACGCCCCGGCAGCAGCAGCTTTTTCCAAAATACTGGACGTGCCCGTAGAAGAATTCAGCCCTCGCCTGGCCCAGCAGATATCGGAATTGGTTGGATTTGCTACCGATCTGAGAGCGCGAGCAGCGGCGAAGAAGTTTGTTGACGATGATTTTCGAGACCTTTCATCAAACACATCGCGCCTCAATGACATTGACGGATGGGACGAGCAAAGCCCTGTGCGCGATGATGAGGTGGAGGTTCCTTTTCTCAAGGAGGTGGAATTGGCGGCAGGCTCTGGCCGCTTTGTAATCGAAGAGGATGTTGGAGAAAGCCTGCGCTTCAAAAAGAAGAATCTTCGAGAGAATAATGTCCAGGCCTGCAACGCAAAGTGCGTGACCGTGCGCGGAAACAGCATGACCCCTGTACTTAGGGATGGCGCCACCGTTGGCGTGGATCTTGGAAAAACCGCGCTAGGAGATGTGATTGATGGGGATCTGTATGCGATCAACCATAATGGTCAACTGCGTGTGAAGCAGCTGTTCCGCCTGCCACATGGAATACGCCTGCGAAGCTTCAACCGCGAAGATCATCCGGATGAGGACTATAGCTTTATGGATATGCAGGACCAGCAGATAGCCATACTCGGACACGTTTTTTGGTGGGGTATGTACGCCAGATAAATTTTTTCATTGAATTCCCAGCCCGCCTAGCGCGGGTTTTTTATTGCCTTCGAAAAATAATATTGCCATTGGTATTGACGAATAATAATGCCATCGGTATTGTTCACTCCATCGAGTCTCCCAACAGGGACTCGCCAGGGCCTCAGGGCCTGACGGCTCTTTAACAACATGCGCCATAAACGATTACCCGGCTCACGCTGGGAGGTCAGCCCCGGCTATCACCTGTGGGGCGAGAGGAAGTCAGGTGAACAAAACGCGCTGCCACTACTGGTGACCGGCGACAGACAGGCCCGAAAGCCTGCCAACGATGGGGTACCCCATACGGCTGTCGAGGTGTTGACCGAACTGGCGAATGACCTGGTAAGCGGCGCGGGAAACACCCACAGATTTACTGATGCCGCTTCTATGAGGCGGCATTGGAAATCAACGGAGGGCAAGACGATGGCCTACTACAAGACAAGCGATGCCGGTGTTCTGGCGGCTTGGAAGGCGTACAGAGAAAGCGCGGATCGCTTGCAGGTGCTGGGCGAAGAGTTTGCCCAGCGCTTTGTAGGCGCCACCGCACTGTTCCAGACCAGCATGCACAGCGGCCGTAACTTCTACGGTCTGAAGTTCAGCCCGCCAATGCCACAGCCGATGTGGACGAAGCCTGATCCGAAGGCAGATAGCTCGCAGTTCCCGCGCTCAAGCCTACCGCCGGGCACCAAAGGTGAAGAGCGGAAAGCGTTGAAGCTTGAACTGGAAAAGCTTCAGGAAGAATTCAAGACGCACAAGCCGAAGGATAAAGCTGACCTGCAGCCCTTCCTGGATGCCATGGGGCTTGGCGGTGGATCGCTGTTCTTCTCCAGTTACAAGCATGTGGTAACGCCTGACTGCATCTACGTCAGCACATCGGCCAAACCGAATGGTGTGATGACCGAAATCCTTGGCAGCGAGTATGAAGCTGCTGAAGCCGCGAGTAACTGAACAACCAACGCCATGACAGCCGGGAAAGACCGGCACCTCCCTTCCCCACCTCTATTACGTCAGCACTCCTCCCCCGCGCCCATCGGCAACCAGCGGGAGGCATGAGTGTTGACGAATACAGGTGAACAACCCGCCACTTT